GCACGGCAGTGACCTTCATTGCCTTCAACTTCGATTTCACAAAGCCCGAAGTATCCGCAGCCGGTGTGCCGCAAATCAAAATCCAGATCGACAACGTAGACCGGGCCATCGTCGCCAACATCGAAGCGGCCTTGACGACAACTGACCTTGTGCAGTGCACCTACCGCGAGTTCATCAGCACGGACCTATCCGTGCCGCAGAACGACCCGCCCTTGTATTGCACCATCCTGACCGTGAGCGCTGACGTGTTCCGCGTCAACTGCACAGCAGGATTCCCAAATCTGATGAACTACCGTTTTCCGCGCATGGAATACGACACAGAGACGTTTCCGGGGCTGGTGGCATGAGCTGGGCCGCGCAGTACATCGGGACGCCCTGGGAGGCTGGTGCGCAGGGTCCAGATGCCTATGACTGCATGGGTTTCTTTCGCATGGTGCAAGCCAAGCACTTTGGCATTGACGTGCCGCAGATCATCGCGCCCGACTACGACGACCCGGCTATTTTGGGTGAGCTTTTCCGGGGGCATGCCGAGCGCACGCGGTGGGAGAAAAGCGAGGCGACGCACGGCTGCGCGGTCATCATCCATCGGCCAATGCACATCGGCGTCTGGATGGACATTGACGGCGGCGGGGTGCTGCACTGCGCGCGCTACTCGGGCGTCATCTTCACGCCTGACTCTGCCTGGCGTTTCTCGGGCTTTGGCAGAAAAGAATTCTTCACGCATAAGGCCACATGAGCGCAACAGTCGTCTATCTTGAAAACGTGCTCGTGCCATCGGGCCGGCGCGTGGAGTCCGTCGAGCCCACAAGCATCCAGAGCTTTGCGCCGGTGGGCTGGGCGCACCCGTTTATTGCCTTCCTTGATGGCAGGCCGATCCTGCGCGCTGATTGGGGCCAAGTCATCGGCCATGGCCAGGCGCTTGCGTTCATCGATGTGAACGCCATCCCCCAAGGGGGCGGTGGCGGCGGGTCTGATGCAGTTCGCATGGTGGCGATGATCGCTGTGATGTATTACACGGGCGGTATGGCGTCGGCACTTGTCGGCGGCGCAACCTCTGGGCTGGCCTACTCGGCAGCGTATGTCGGCATTGGCTTGGCCGGCATGGCTCTTGTAAACGCCGTCCTGCCGACACCGCAGCCAACATCCCCGCAGCAGGCCGCAGCACTCGCAGCGCCCAGCCCGACCTACAGCCTTCAAGCCCAGGGCAACAGTGCCCGCGTGGATGGCGCCATCCCCGAGCATTTCGGGCGCATGCTGGCTTACCCCGACTTTGCAGCCCAGCCTTACGCCGAGTATTCCGGCAATGAGCAGTACCTGTACCAGCTCCTTTGCATCGGGCGCGGCCAGTACGACATTGAGGCCATCCGCATCGAGGACACGCCGATCAGCAGCTTTGCAGACATTGAGTATGAGATCGTGCAGCCCGGCGAGGCGCTGGATTTATTCCCGGCGGCAGTCATCACAAGCACCGAGGTTGCAGGCTTTGACATGTCGGACGCAACCGTGTACGGGCCGTTTGTCGCCAGCGCTTCGGGCACAACCGCCAATTACATCGGCATCGATTATGTGATGCCGCGCGGCTTGTATTACGCCACTGACGACGGAAACCTGCAGGCGGTGTCTGTTGTTGTTCGCGCCGAGGCTCAGCAGGTCGATGCCGTTGGATCACCCATCGGGTCATGGTTCATCCTGAACGAAGAGACGGTTACTGCAGCCACAACCACGCCACAGCGCCGCAGCTTCCGGTATGCCGTAACCCCTGGTAGATACCAGGTGCGCGTAAGTCGGCAGGATGTAAAAAACACATCGACGCGGGTCGGCCATGATGTGTCATGGACGGGGTTGCGCTCGTACCTGAGTGACGCCCGCACCTTTGGCGATGTGACGCTGATTGGCATGCGAATGAAGGCCAGCAACAGCCTCACAGCGCAGTCAAGCCGCAAGATCAATGTGATCTGCACCCGCAAGATACCGGTCTGGAATGGCTCCACCTGGTCAGCAAATACGGCGACCCGCTCCATTGCGTGGCCGCTGGCTTACGCTTGCAAACAGGTGGGCCAGACGGACGCGCAGATCGACCTGGCCGCACTGCTTTCGCTGGATTCCACATGGGCCGCGCGCGGGGACTACTTCGACGCTCGCTTTGACAACTTCCTGAGCTTTTGGGAGGCCGTCACCAAGATTGCGCAGGCAGGCCGTGCCAAGCCCTATATGCAGGGCGGTGTGATGCGCGTGATGCGCGACCAGGCCGCCACCGTGCCCGTGGCCATGTTCTCGATGCGCAACATCACCAAGGGCAGCTTCAAGGTGGACTACCTGATGCCGACTTCTGACACGGCGGATGCGGTGCGGGCCTCTTACTTCGACAGCCTGGCATGGGCTCCGGCCACAGTCTCAGCAAGCCTGCCCGGCAGCACTTCGGCCAAGCCGGCCAAGGTGGATCTGTTTGGCGTTACAGGGCGTGCCCAGGCATTCCGTGAGGCGACCTACATCGCCGCCACAAACCGCTACCGGCGCAAGATGATCCACTTCAGCACCGAGATGGAGGGTGGCATCCCGTCCTTTGGTGACCTGGTGACGATCCAGCACGACATGCCGGGATGGGGCCAGGGCGGTGACGTGGTAGCGTACAACAGCGGCACGCGCACATTGAGCCTTGCAGAAACGCCAGTGTGGAAGCCCGGATCGCCGCATTACATCACCCTGCGCAACCGCGACGGCAGCCCAGCGGGCCCCTACCTTGTGACCGCCGGAGCATTGCCGAATGACGTAGTGGTGGGCGGGTCTGATGTGCTGTCCGTCTATACCGGGACGGATGCCGAGCGCACACACTTTGCATTCGGCTGGGCCGACACTTACTCGCAGCCGGCGCGCATTCTGTCCATCAAGCCCAGCAGCCTGACCCGGTTTGATGTGGTGTGCGTGAATGAGGACTCGAACGTCCACACCGCTGATGTTGGGGTCATCACGCCAGTGCGCCAGACCAGCCAGCTTGCCGGATTCGTGGCTGCCCCAGTCGTCACCAATGTGATTGCCTACCCATCCCGCAAAAACCTTGCCCTGATGGTGCTGTCATGGCCGGGCTCTCCGTGGGCCAACAGCTACGAGATTGAGCAGTCGAGCGATGGCAGCGCTTGGGCGTCTGCTGGGGCTACATCGAACACTGAATTCTTGAGCCCAATGCTGTACGGAAAAAGTACAAAGTTTCGCGTGGCAGCAGTGGGCCTCGCACGCGGCCCGTGGTTCGCGGTAGCGCCTGACACGACACCACCCCCCGCTGTTGATAACTTCAAAGTCTTAGAGCAGCCGAATGGCGTGCGGCAGTTTTTTTGGGAAATGATGGATAAGCCTGTTGATCTATTCGCCTTTGAGGTGCGCTATTCGCCCGGAGTCACCATAAGAACTTGGGAGCAAATGGCAGTGCTTTTTGCAAAAGACGCAAATGCCGTGCAGCATGAATTAAATTCTCCGATCGGGGACGGCAACTATGTATTTGCAATCAAGGGCATGGACACGACTGGAAATGAAAGTGCGGCACCTCGATATTTCACTGCGCTATTTGATGCTGGCAGCTTGGGCACGCTGGTGGCCTACACCTTCGCACACCAGGAGCGATGGCCAGGAGCGGCTACCGGGGCCTTTATCGAGGAGGGTTCGCTTACCAATGTGGGTCTGCTCACTTGGAATGATCTGAATTCATCCTGGGGCGCTACGACAGACACCTGGGGGAATACCGGCATATCCCCCATCACGTACACCACTGGCGTGCTCGATGGCTTGACCAATACCGCGCACGCATATCGCGTTTCTACCTTGGCTTCAGGAGTCGTTGTTTCTGATGTGCGCAGCAGCCTGGACAACATCACATTCGGCGCATGGGGGGCGGTATCAGGGGCGCCCATATCCGCTAGATATTTCCAATTTCGTTTTACTGTGACGGGGATAGACCCCGTCCTCTACCGGGCGCAAGCTCTGGTCTACCTATAGGCGACACCTGACATGACGATAGATACAACATACCTCGACGCAGATTCTGACAATATCAAGCCGGCAAGGTCTGCCATACGAGATATGGCAGACTTCTGTAACAACTTGGAAGTGGCGGGAGCAGTAACTGGGGCCGCCATAGTTGCTTTTCAGCCATCTGGAACCGGCGCAGCCCCCACCACAGCACAGGCAAAGCTAAGGGAATCCCCGAGCGTAACGGACCGGGGCGCAGTCGGGAATGGCGTAACGGTCAATACAACGGCGTTCGCCAACATGGAAGCCGATACCACCTTTGAATCTTTCTATGTGCCAGATGGCGTTTTTCTGTCTGGCGCTGCATACTTGAAAAAACATTACTTCGGTCCAGGTGCAGTGCTTCACACGAATGGCTCTGGCATCGCTGGCACATTGTCCGGCTTGGCAATGCCAAAGACCACCGGCCTGTCAGGAGTTAATAGCGGAAGCGGCATCGGCATCAGGAGCGATATATTTATTGGAGACTCGATTACCTTTGGTTTCGGGGTGAACAACTACCAAGCATGGCCGTATCTGCTGCAAAAGTTTGCCAACAACATTGCCGCGTTTGGTCAAGGTAGTTTCCAGACTGGCGGAATGCTGGATAAATTGACTATTGGCGGAACCGTGACCTTTGGCACAGCCGGCCCCGTAAAGAATTCTTACATCATGACGCCAGGGTCAACCCTGACGTTCACCGCTGATTATGTTGACTATTTTACGTTTTGGTATCAACAGACTCCCGGATCGGGCACTATCACGCTGAAGCAAGGAGCTTCAACTATTCGGGCAGTTTCCTGTGCAGGCGCAGCGGCAAACGACGTGATGGCTGCATTGGGTTCTAACATCAACGGGGATACTGCGCAAACCTACTCGCTAACCTGCTCTGGCGCGAATGTTGAAATTACTGGGGTATTTGCATCGGCGGAAATAGGAGACTCTGAATCAAATCCTTGTTTTTTACAAGTGCAGGCGCACTCTGGATATGCAACATCTGACTTTACGAGTGCTGCAGTTATTGCATCCATCAAAGCACAGGCTGTTTACGGAGCCTATTTTCCGCGCTACATCATCGCCCTCGGTGCAAACGACATTTACAACCCATCGAAAGCCGTTAGTTCTGCTGCTTACAAGGCAAATCTGATTTCGATCATTACGCAGATCGGAGCTACTTCTTCCGCCTTTGTGCTAACTGTGCCATTGCGCGCTGGAAACTCCACGTACGCGCCAGTTCTAGAGCCTTTCGATAATTATCGCAAAGCAGTCTACGAAGTAGCGCGGCAGTATTCTTTGGATGTTGTTGACTTAAGTGAATTGGACTTGAAATCGACTGGATCATATCAAGCTGATGACTTACACCCAAACTACTTCGGGCATGCACAGTTAGCGGATTTTTGGTTCAAAAAGCTGTACGCCACTATGTACGCAGCCCCCCGGTCTGCTGCAATAGTCTTGACAAATGGGGCTGTAGCAGCAGGTGGCTCCTATGCGCTGCCAAAAGTTGTAATGGCAAAAAATGGAGTTGTTGCGGCTCAAGGCTCGATCAATGTTGTCGGCATAGCAAAGGGTACAACAATTGGCAGCATTCCTCCGGCATATGCGCCAACAGCGACAAGGATGTTTTGCTCCCCCACACTCCTCAGTACAGGGTCCGCTATTTTGCTTGTTGATAAAACTGGGGCTGTCTCTCTATATGACTACACGGCAGCGTCAGTTTCATATGTGTCTTTTGATTGCATAACGTACAGCATTTTATGACCACCATCCAGACCCTCAAGCTCTACGCTTTCTGCCTCGTCGCATTCTGGTCGGCGGCGGCCTACCTAATATTGGGCATCAAATGAACTCACCACACATCCGGGCGGTGACCCATGCATAAAAAATACTGGAGAACCGCATGAGCATTTCAGAATCCGACTTCGCCACTCTTGACCGGCGCAACGCCGCAAAAGAGTCCTGGCACCTTGATAAAAAAGTACCTATCGCCTTGATTCTCGCCATGCTTACACAGTTCACTGGCGTCATTTGGTTTGTAGCCGACATTAAAAAAGATGTTGAATTGCTCAAGCAAGATCAGGCTGTGCTGCATCAAATGGACGTACGCCAAGCAGACGGAATGCGTGATGCGCTCCGGCTCTTGCAAGACCAGTTCCAGCGGCTTGACTCAAAACTAGACCGACTCATTGAACGGAGCGCGAAATGAATCTGATCCCAAACGCTGGCACCGTAGCTGCCAAGGCCACCAGCGTGCACTTCGCCGCGCTGACGGCATTCCTGAGCCTGCTACAGGTAGCGCTCCCCTACATCGTCAGCGCGCTAACCAGCGGCAGCATGCCCGACCTGGTGCAGGCAGTCCTACCGCTTCTGGCCGACGTGCTGCCTGCTGACACGCTGGAGCTGCTGACCACCGCCGCAGCCCTTGCCACCATCGTTGCGCGCTTGGTTGACCAACCGGCCATGCGTGCCGCCCTTCAGACCCTGGCCGCACAAAAGGAGTAGACCCTCATGACAATCAAATCCGCAATCCGCCGCGGCGCCGGGCGCCTGCTGTTCCTGTTCGCCCTGGGGGTCGCCTTGCTGTTCGCCGCAGACATGTGGCCGCGCGCCCTCGGACCAACCGGTGCGCCGCTGGCATTCGGCATCGGCCTGTGTCTGGTGGGCTTGGCCGTGGGCGACCTGGTGCTGCGCATCCTGCAGCCCCGCATCGACACGCAGGCGGCCGCGCAGGCCGGTATGGGCGGCAGCACGGCGGCCGCGCTGGTCTATCTTGGGCGCTGCATCCT